CTCTGTGCAATATAAGCAATGAGATCGATAAGTGCAATGTATTCACTTGATTCAATATAGTCGTTAAAATCTTCAGGGTAATAAGTCCTGAGATAGTCGATCATTGTTTTGCGGATAGTCTGAAAATCGTAGGCTTGGAAGTCTATCTCTCTAAATGTTTCGTAGACTTTAGTCCAATCTTCACTAGCAAATAGATTACTTTGTCTTGTAGTATGAGCCATAGTTATACCATTCCAATTCTAATTGTATTTATGGCTTTTATAATATACTACTTTTATAAAGTCGTTGCTGTTGCGTTTAGCAGTCCATCAGCGTTTAAGAAACTTACAAGCATGGTTTCTGTTTGATTTTGCTGTATATAAAGCAGACTTACTTGTGCACCTATGCCATTACCTTGTGGTAATTCATCTATAATAAGTTCTTGTAGCTCTACCCTAGGATCACTTTCTATTACTTCCTGTATTTCTTCCAGTAAAAGATTTTTTGTTTCCTCAGTTAGAGGTTCCATAATAAGATCGTGAATGCTAGTACCGAAATTAGGATTACTTAGTTTTTCGCCTCTGCGAATTCCAAAATGATTGAGCAAGTCACGTTTGATCAGCTCGATGTCTTCAAGCCTTACACTATCAAATGTGCTTCTTAATGTGCTATATCCTTTATACAGTGCCATGACGTATTTACTTATATCCTCTGCGTCTTGCTTCTCTAAGTAGCGCACCTTTGCTAAGTCCAGTTTCTGCTTTTAGTTTAGCAATATAAGCTCGTCTGTCTCTAGCTTCTTGCGCGGCTCTTTTATTTGACTCGTCGAGCTGTCTTCTACGTTCTTCGCTCATTGATCTAGTAGTACTGCCGCCTCCTGTGACTGTTTCAGTGGTCGTACTAGTTCCTGTTGATGTTTGTGTTACTGTAGTTGTAGTTTGATTAACTCCGGGAGTTTTTGTTACCACAGTACCAGTTACAGACTTATCGCCAGTAAAGTTATCATACCAGCCGTCGCTGTAACCTAAGCCGCCATCAGTATCACTTTGTACATTTGCACTAACACCTGTTTGGAAATAGTCGTCATAATAACTAGTCATATCATTGTTATCTGGTACTATAGTTGTACCTGGAATAGGACGAGGGTCGATATAATTGCCTTCTCTGTATTTGGCTGCAATCTCCCCGTCACCGCTTGCCCAACTAACCATTGTCATTCCTGCGATTGTATCCGCATCGTCGTCCTCATCAAGTGCGCCATAACTATAAGCATCTTGCATGCTGTTAAATGCATCTGCGTAGAACATATTTTCTTGTGTAAATTCACTAGTTAAAAATGCTGTCGCGCTGTCTATGCCGTCTTTGCCTGTCCATAGTTTGTCATCGGTCAACTGTCCATTGAAAAATGCTTCAGGCCTTACAAACCCATTCTTCTGCAGATTCTCTACTGTTGCTCCGTACTTGCCTAATGCGCCTGTAAGAGAATTAGTGAAGTTGTGTACACCATTGCTACCAGCTAGTGTTGCGGCACCTGCTGCAAGATTTCTAGTTACTTTTGGATCTAATTTACCAAGCGCAACATTTGCAATGTTTTCTTTGGCAATTACAGTAGCTGGTATCTTTTTATCGTTAGTTAGATTTTTAACACGGTCGATGCCATCAGTCTTTTTCTTAGATACACTTTTGGGTATAGCAGGATTGAGTGCTGCGCCTCCTTTAATATCATCAATGTCAACCGCTGTATATACTGTTTCTTGAGTAGTGGTTTGATGCTCAACATACGGCTCGTGTGTCGGCACACGGTCAACACTAGTACGTAAGTCTTTGTCGGCGTTCCAAAACCCTTTTGCATTTGGTTGTGTATCTTTTTTATCTGTTTGTGCTGCTTTATTCTGTTTACTTGCAGGAGCCGCTGGGCTTTGTAGTGCAACACAACTGCCTTGTACAGCAATAACACTTGCGGCTTTAATGTTCATCATTGATCCTGCTTGGATATTAACTCCGCTACCACTTTTAACATGAACACTTGCTCCACCATATACAAAAGCAGGACCTTTGTCGCTGTAAAGATTTGCCATACCTACACCTTCTAAATGTAAGTTAGCACCTGCTACCATTTGTATAGTTGAGCCTGCATGAAACTTCATACTACCATCTGTATGGAAGTTCATACTCTGACTACGTAGATTTATATTAGTTTTGCTGTATACATCTACTTGTCCTAGACTGTCCATTTGTATCCATGCAGTACCTTTGCTGTTGCCGATATAAATTAAATCTTCAGTATCGTGTAACAGTATCTGATGTCCGGCGGCTGTACGAAAACGCATAAGGTTGTTATTGCCTTCCATATCGCCATCGTCTAACACTAACGCATGACCTTTAGCTCTAGCATACCTGCCTTCTACTGCACTGGCTTGTGATTCATTTAGATCGCCGCCTGCTGCTAGAGTTTGGTTAATGTTAGTTTGTTCTATCTTAGTACCACCTTGAAGGATTCTACGACCCTTAGTACTAATACCAATTACTTCACTGGGCGTTTCTCTGGTGTAACTACTTGTGGTTAAACCTCGGATTTCGTCTTGATCTAATCCTTGATTTTTTAAAACTCTAGCAGTGTTTGTGTCAAGTGCTCGCTTGGGTGTTAGAAAGTTGCTTAGTTTACCAACATCATTGTCTGTGTCGTTGAACTCGAGTGTTGGTGCTTTTGTATGTCTAACCAGATCCGGGTTCTTCGTAAAGTTTGTGCTTGCACTGCTCTCCGGTACACTTTGTACCATATAGATATCTGGTGCACACGCAAACCAAAATCCATCAGCGCCACGTCCTTCTGGAAACACGCATAAAACTCTTGTGCCAACATCTGGCGCAGGAAACATAATGCCACTAGTGTTTTTTACAGCTTCTAGGTTATCGCCGCTTTTATCTAAAGTTTTTCCAAGTGCGTTTGTTTGTGTGGTTCTACTGTAAAAGGGAGTCGCATATTTTACGCTGCGCCATTGTGTCTTGTCCTCTTCTCTAGCTTGATCACTGAAAGTGGGCACAAACACCATAAGTGTGCCACTGCGTGTTGGATGGCTGTTTACTTTAACTACACCTATAACAACACCTTTATCTTCGCGGATACCTCTAACTTCTTCTGTTTTAAAGTCTCTATCGCCGCCTTTAGAGCCGCCTCTGATGTTAGTTGGCATTAACTTCTCCTATTTACTTTACGCAATTCTAGTAGTGGTACCATCAGCTTCAGTTCTAATTACTGTTCCGTCCGCAAGTCTAGTTGTGCTGCCGCCACCTGTTCTTATTTCTATGTTTTGTGTGAAAGTCCTCTGTTGTGGAGTATCTGCTGCAACAACATCAACTGCTGGCACAACAGGAAACTCTTGTAGAGGTGTTTGTTGTATTTCTTGTATATCAAAAGGAATACCAGTGCCTTCATCTTGTATGACCTGAGGAGCTACTTGGTCTAGTTCAGCGCCAATTTTTGGAACAGTATTTGTTGCAATACTAGTTATAGAACTTTGCGCTGCACTAGATAGTTTTGCGGCAAGTCCGCTTAAGGGTAGATTGTTTCTCCCACCTAGCAAACTAAGTAAGAATTGTTTTTGATCATCCTGTGCTTTTTGCCTGCGTTCTGAATTCTTGAGTGCTTCTTTACTACGAGCAATCTTGCCATTTACAGGTTGCATCTTGGCTCTAACACCACGAAGTTGTTGTCTAAATATACCTCCACTAAAGGTATTACTTACTTTAATAATCTGGTAGACTCCGCTAAACTCTGCTGTGCCATACTTTTTATTAACGTTAGGATCTGCAAATCCTGTTAAGTCATCATAGTCTGTTGGAGTTTTGAAGTTTAATTGAACATACGGAGGAGTTAGGTCATAGTTAATAGTTCCGTCTGGCATAAATGGTACACTATAAACTTTGCCTTGGTTTCCCTGTGGTTGGAAGAATCCATCTCCTGTGGGCAAGAAAGCAAGATCTCCTATAATACTAAAATCACACTGAATCAAATCTGTACCATCATTAAGAATAGTACCCATTAAGTCTTTTGCACGTTTATCCTCTACAGTTTCATCATCTGCAACGGTCTGTCCTTGATTACTTTGCGGAGTGTCTTTTGTTTGCGGACTTATTGTATTTGGAGTTTTGTCATTCTCAGGATTACCAGTACCTAGAGTTACTGCTTGATAGTAAGCCATGTTGAAATCAAGTTTAAGATCAAGTACATGCTTGTTCTGACCGGTGAAGATATAGTCATAAATTTTGTGTACACCTTCGCCTTTTGGTTTACTTTTGGGTGCCCATGGGTAATCATTGTAGAACACACCATTGGTTTGCACTGTCCATGTAATTTCGAACTTGTATCTACCTTGTTTTTTGTCCCAACCTAGGCAGTCAGTAATCTGAGGTACAACCTTAAACCATTTGATTGGTTTGTCTAACTGTTCTTTATCCGCTGCACTTTTTTGTAGATCACTTATAATATTTTCTTTTACATAAGAGCTAGCAACAATTATATAGTTTATTAAATTTATAACACTAGTACCGGCATTAATCTTGAACAGCTTTTTATCTTTTACAAGATTAATTTTGCCTTTCATCACACTACCATACTGCTGGTAAACGTTTTTAGTTTTTTGTGTGGTGTTCAGTGCATCTATTCTTTCGCCAACTAGTTTAGCATCTAGTATGCTGTCTGCAATATCAAACTTCCAAACTTCAGCAAGATTAGAACTGGGTTCTACCACACGATCTTTTTTGGTTTTTGGATCTTTGATAGTTTTTCTTTGAGTCTGTGCTTTGAAATGGTTATTAATAGCCTCAGGTAAGCTAATTGCTTTTTCACCTAGTACATCTCTGGTTTCTTCGTAAAATCCTAAACCGTTGGCAGCTTCATCGTCATCGATTCTAATAGTTTCAGTTGTAACTGCTTGTGCGGCACCTTTTAGAACATCTCCAACTGATCCTGCGCTCACCTGGACATTCACAGGTATAGTACTGCGTAAGGAACTGAATACATCATGGTGGTAAGGTATAGCTGTTATTCTATACTGTGTTCCTGTTGTATCAACGCTAAACTTTATGCTGGTAATCTTGATAGGGACGTATTTTGGCTTGGCGATATTTTGACTTGGCTTACCAAATTCGTCATATCCCTTAAATTTAATTTCCATTAGATAAGGGGTATTGGTATAACTCTGATCTTCTTCTAGACTTTGTTCGCTCTGCTTCTTTAGTCGTTCGAGTAGCGTACACCCATTTGGCTCTGAGATCATAAATTTTATGTTGATGGCATTTGTGTTTCCTGTCCTAGTACTAGGGTTAGGTCCGATGTTGTCAAATGTAACATCATCTATAAAAAATTCTGTGTTACTGAATTCGCTAGCAAGTTCTGGATCATTCCCTACGCCACCATTACGCATTAATAAAAACTTAGGTGCTTGTGCTACTGTTTTAGGGGCCTTAAGCATTCTTACATACTCCTTAGGAGTAAGCATATACAGTGCTATATTATAGGTATAGCTTCCAAAGTTGTCTAGTTCATTTTGTCTTGGATTAATTTCTACAGTAAGATCAGCTTCTAACCCACTAGCTTTTTTCTTTGCACTTTGAGCACTTGCGGTTTTTTGCGACTTTGTTATAGCATTTTTATCTTTTGCTGTAGCACTTGCTGGTTTTTCGCTTAATTCAACAGCTCCGCTATCGCTATCTCCAAGGGGATCATCGTTTGGATCTAGATCTGCTTCCTGACCCGATGCTGTTTTTGTTGTTGGGGTGCCTGCAAATTCGCCGCCTTCGCCGCCTATCTGTATAGGAGTGCCGCCACCAGATTCTTCTTCATTAATAGAAAAATCCTCATTGCCAAAGTCATCGAAATCGTTTGTAGCCAATGAATCGTCTTGGAAAAACGCTACCTCTTCTGCATCATCAGCAAGGAAATCGTCGTCGTCAGCAAAGAAACTATCATTAGCAAATCCAGCATCTGCTGCATCAAAGTCATCTACTTCAGTACCAAAATCCTCATTACCAAAGTTGTCTAACTCATCATTAAAAAACGAATCATTGCTAAAGCCAGCATCTGCTGCATCAAAGTCATCTACTTCAATACCAAAATCCTCATTACCAAAGTTATCTAATTCGTCAGCAAAAAATGCATCGTCAGTGAAACCTGCATCCTCAACGTCAAAGTCATCTAGTTCGGTGTCTGTATCAAATGCAGGGTCCGGTGTTTCATCAAAAAATGCATCGTCAGCAAATCCAGCATCTTTGGATTCAAAGTTGTCTAGCTCAGTATCTGTTTCTGTAGCTACTACTGGTTCGTCAGGAGTTTTAGTCTCATTTGGTGCGCCAAAACTTTCTAACTGTCCTTGATTAGGGTCGCCGTCAACATCATTTAAAACATAGTTGAAGAGTTCGCCAGATTCTGTCGCATCGTCAATAACATCTTGAGGAATATCTTTAAATGGCACACGTCTACTAATAAAGTCTTGTAACCTTGTTGCCATTTTAGATTCCTAGTGCTTGTTCAAGTGCAGTCTGCTTTGGTATATAAATTTTCAATCCAGGTTTAAAATCAAAAATAGGATCTTGAATAGCGTTTGGATTACGTGCTTGGAACACCCACCATAAGTTTGGATTGTTGTATAAGTCATTTGCTAACAGATCAGGACGATATTGGTAGGTCTTAGTAATTGTATAGATCACATCGTCATCTTGTACTGGGACAGGACGATTGGTCATTATATCTAAGTAGTCGCCATACATTTCTGTAAGTGCATAAGGACTATCTTGAGTGTAATCTACTGTTGCCATTATGGTGTGCCTCCAAGTCCTCTACTACCTCCAACTAGTTTACCAGCAGCATAATTTTCCAATCCAAATCTTGTTTGTGCTGCACGACTTACTACAGGTTGTAGTGTAACGTTAATGGTCATCAGTGTAGGTACACGAGTCATATCACTTAGTGAGCCTGTGCCTGGTTGTATTGGAGCTTCAATGTAATCCACTCCATTTTCAAAGTCTTGAACTGTATTTGTAATAACCACAGGCACGCTCTTAAACATATAAGCGCCGTGAGCACTAAAGCGTAGCACAGGAGGCGGTGTACCTCTGTTTTGATCTACACCATAAAAACTTTTTGTGCAGCTCTTTAGGAACCAAAGTGTAGCAAGCAAGTATCTTGCTTCATCTTGGTTGTTTGCTGTAAACTGTCCTACCACACTAATTTGATCAACTGTGCTCATTCCATAGCTTTGTTGAGTGTAGTTTGTGTGACTTGGATTCTGTCCAGCATAACTTGCACTGTAGCTAACATTAATATTAGGAGTGTAAGGCCATACAACACCGTCTGTTTTAGAAAGCTCTGCCATTAGTCTATTCTTTGGATCTCTATAAAACAATGGGCCGCTTCTTGGACTTAGTGCAAGACGTGCACGAATGTCGTTTTCTGCATTAAATCTTATGTTTGCTGCACCTAGAGATTGACTGTTTTGTCCGCCAGGGAACAAACCATTTGCTAAAAGTCTTTCAGCTTGATTGCCTAGAAAGGATCGTGCACTCTTAGCAAGAAAACCGTCACCAGGAATAGCTTTATTCAAACCCTCGTTAACGATACTAGTAGATCTACTAAATATCTTTGAGTTTAAATTGTCAAACAAATTAGCCATATTCTACCCTTTAATATTTGCTCTATGTATTTATTGGTTATATAATAGTAGCATATTTTAGGAATCATAATGCGTCGTAAAAAGTATCTTAACAACAAAGACTTATTAAAAGAAATACACAAATCAAAGAATTCGTACAGTAGTTATGTGGATGAAGAGAATGATCATCAGTACGATATTATTCTTCCCAGCTTGGACAGGGTAAACATGCGTACTGCCGCACAAGCTAAACGCAATCGTGCAGACAGGCTAGCAAAACAAGCATATGAAGATGCTATTGAACAGGGTCAAAAGGTTAAACAAGCCGAGTTTGCCATAGATTGGAAGAAGATAAACAAGCAGGATCTGGTATTCCGTATCATGACATTTGATCACGTGCCTCTACAGCCAGGTCGTAAGAAGAATCCAAAAACAGTAGCAGATCATCATACCCAGGTAAACTTCCAACCTTTCCAACACTATCGTTATAACGACAAAGATGAACTAGTATGCGTTGGAAAAAGTCATTGGGTAGGTGGCATGGAGAATGGCTACTTCAGTAAGGATCACGGAGACATGACACGTAAACTTGCTATGATGTTTATGAAACTGGTAGAACGTTATGGAACACGTTCAAACTGGAGAGGCTATACCTATAATGATGAAATGCAGAGTGCAGCTCTACTACAGTTGTGCCAAATTGGTTTGCAGTTTGACGAAAGTAAAAGTCAAAATCCATTTGCTTACTATACTGCAACCATTACTAATAGTTTCACAAGAGTACTCAACCTTGAGAAGAAAGGTCAAAACATACGTGATGATATACTTGAACAGAATGGTCTGATGCCAAGTTACACACGTCAGTTTGCGAACGAGGACGCAAAGAAGAATGAATCTGTTTAAGAAAGCAATATTCTTTAC